ATGACGAATTTTCTCGCAGTACAGTACGTCAATTGCGGCGTCGAGCACTTCAGGGCGAACCAATTCGAGCGTGCCTTGGCGATGTTCGATGCCGCGCTGCAGTATGATCCTGAATATTCCTATGCGCTCTACAACCGGGCGACGGCGCTGCTCTCGCTGGGCGATTACGAGCGCGGCTTCAGGGAATACGAGGCGACATGGAGGCTGTTTCACTGGCGCGGTTTTGGCCCGGTCAGGGACGATATCGACCGGTTGCAGGCGCTGCCGATGTGGCGCGGAGAACAGGGCCGCCTGTTGTTGTACCATGAGATGGGATTTGGCGACGCCATCATGGCGATGCGCTATCTGCCCGAGCTAAGGCAGCGGGCCGAGTTGACGCTGGTGATTGACCCATGCTTGTCGCGGTTGGCGCGGCGGTTCGATATCGCTGTGGTTGAAAGTGTACCGCCAGACCTCACGACTTTCGACTACCGCCTGCCGTTCTTCGGCGTGATGGGCGTGCTGGGTACCATCCCGAACGCGCCGTATATCTCGGGCGGCGTCTGGGAAATTGTCCACAAGCGTCCCCGCGTCGGCATTGCGTGGTCCGGCCGGACCCAGACCATGTTTTCGCTGAACGATTTTCTGTCGCGGTTAACGCTCGATGGTTTCGAACTGTACGCGCTGCAACCCGGTACGGCCACAGGCGAGGTTGTCTCATTGCCCCCCGGTGGCGACTTCGCTGACGTGGCTGACCGTATCGCGCAGATGGACCATGTCATTTGCGTCGATACGGCAGCGATTCATCTCGCGGGTGCGATGGGTCATCCGTCCGCGCATCTTGTGCTGCCGCATCAGATGGACTGGCGATGGTGGCACGCCGAGCGATGGTATCCGCGCATCAAGACCTATCGGCAGGCTGGCCATGACTGGGCGTTGCCGTTCAACCGAATAAACGAAACCCTTTCAACCGAGCGCAAAAAGCTAAAGGAGGGCGAGCTTACGAATTAGCTCACCCTCCAAAGGCCTGCCTTGCCGAGCCGTGCCCGAATCCACCGGACCCCGCCTAGCCTAGCGTTGCCCCGCCGTACCACGCCAAGTGGAGGACATAATGTCCTATCGAGATGTCAGTCAATCGGAGAATCGCATGCGGAATAAATTAGATGGCTAGCTTTCTCAGTCGGATATTTGCTCCTCGCCAGCTCAAGAGCACTGACGAGGGCCAACCAAGAAGCGGCCCGTATTATTTGCCTGTTTCGGGTGGCTGGCTCCCCGCCGACGCGCCGTGGAATTTCTGGCAGTCCGGCATTGATCCGTCGAGCGGCGCTTCGTCCGCAATGGTGGAGGCGTGCCTGTCGGCGTATAGCCAGACCATCGCGATGTGTGCGGGCGATCACTGGAAGCTGAACAAGAAGAACGGGCGGGACCGCGTCACGACCAGTGCGCTGTCGCGGGTGCTTCGTTATCCGAACAGCTACCAGTCGCCATCCGATTTCATGCTGAACCTGACGCGCTCGCTTTATGCGGACGGCAATGCCTATGCCTTGGCTTTGCGCAATGACCGCTACGAGATCAACGAGCTGCACTTGATGGACCCGCGCCAGTGCTATCCGCAGATCGCGGTGACCGGCGACATCTTCTATCAGCTGGCGGGCAACGACATTATCGATCAGCAGATCAAGGAGCCGATGCTGGTACCCGCGCGCGACGTTCTGCATGTCCGGCTGAACGCGACCCGGCGGCGGCATCCGTTTCCGCTGGTGGGCGACAGCCCGATAGCGGCGGCGCTGCAGGACATCGCAACATCGAATGCGATGACGGCGCAGCAAATCCAGTTCTACCAGAATCAGGCGCGGCCGAGCACCGTGCTGGTTACCGATCTGTTGCTCGACAAGGACCAAGTCCAGTTTGTTCGTGACAGGTGGAATGAACAGTCAAAAGGTCTGAACGCTGGCGGCACACCGATCCTGACTGCGGGCCTCAAGCCTTATGTCTTGTCCACGCCGTCAAAAGATGCCGAGCTGGCCGAGATGATGAAACTCACGGACCAGAAGATCGCGCTGGCCTTCAGGGTGCCGCTTGCAATTCTCGGCATCGGCGGCACCGCTTATTCCTCGACCGAACTGTTGATGCAGAGCTGGATCGCGAGCGGTCTGGGATTTGCGATCAACCACATCGAGGACGCTTTCGGCGTCCTCTTTCAACTCAAGGGGCAACCGGATGAGTACGTCGAGTTCGACACCAAGGCGCTGTTGCGCTCAGCATTCAATGTGAGGATCGCGGCGCTGGCTCAGGCGGTGCAGGGCGGTATCTTCAGTCCGAACGAGGCGCGGGCCGAGGAGAGCATGGAAGAAGTCGAGTTTGGCGACGAGCCTCGCGTCCAGCAACAGGTCGTGCCGCTCAGTGCAGCCGCTGCAATTCCGCCTGCGCCGGGTCCGGGTGCGCCTCCGGGCGTACCTCCGGGTGCGGCCATCGAGGCGAAGCCACCGAAGGCGGAAGACGCGCCAGCGGCAGACGACAAGAAACCAGATGAGCCGCCAGTGAAAAAATTCATCACGGCAAAGGACTTTGACGATGTCGTCGCCAGTCACGCAAGAATCATTTTCTCACACGCCGATGCACATGACCGAAGCCACTCTTGAGGCGTTGCACGTCGCTCTCGGTCAGGTCGTTGCGCAACAGCGCAAGAACTGGGATCGCGAGCGCGAGCTGTACGAGGCGAAGTGCCGCGCCACTATCGCGGAGCTGCAGGCTGTCGTGGTCGACTTGCAGGCGAAGGTCGACCGGGCGCTGGGCGAGAAGCTGGCGACGATCAGGAACGGCGATCCCGGCATTCAGGGACCGGTCGGGGAGCAGGGCCTGCAAGGGCCAGCGGGGCCTGCCGGGGAGCGTGGCGAGCCGGGGCAGGATGGTAGCGCCGGTCCTGTGGGACCGCAGGGTGAACCGGGGCTGCAGGGAGAACCGGGTATCCATGGCGAACCGGGTGAACAGGGTGAACGTGGTCTACCGGGAGAGCGTGGCGAACCCGGTCTGACGGTCAAGGGTGATCCCGGAATCCAAGGACTTCCCGGCGAGCGCGGGCCACAGGGTGAGCCCGGACTGCCCGGACTCTCAATCAAGGGTGAGCGTGGCGAACGGGGCGAACGCGGCGACCGGGGGCTTTCCGGTGAGCGCGGCGTGAAGGGGGACCGTGGCGAACGTGGGGAACCCGGTTTGACCGTCAAGGGCGACCCCGGAATCCAAGGGCCTCCCGGAGCTGTTGGGAAGGCCGGTGAGGCCGGTCCGAGAGGCGAGCGGGGTGAGCCCGGATTATTTGTCAAAGGCGATCAGGGGCCACCGGGACTGGAAGGCAAGACCGGTGAGCGCGGAGAAAAGGGCGACCGGGGCGAACCCGGTCTGGCGATCAAGGGTGATCAGGGGCCTGCCGGACCGGCGGGGATGCCCGGTGAGAGGGGTGAGCGAGGCGAGCAGGGTATACCCGGAATGTCTGTCAGGGGCGATCCCGGCCAGTCCGGAGCGCAGGGCGACCGTGGTGAACGCGGGGAAAAGGGTGACCGGGGCGAGCCGGGTCTTCCGGGGCTTTCGATCAAGGGCGAGCGCGGTGAAAAAGGCGAGCGCGGCGAGCGGGGCTTGCTGGGAGAAATTGGCAAAAGCGGTCTGCGTGGCGAGCCGGGGTTACCCGGTGTGCGCGGGGAGCCCGGTCAGCCCGGTGAGAGAGGCGAGCGTGGCCCGATGGGCGTGCTGCCTATCGTCAAGGTCTGGGAGCCGGGTGTCCATTATGCGGGCGGTGTCGTTACCAAGGACGGGGCGACCTATCAGGCGACCAAGGATACCGCAGAGCTGCCGGAAACCGGCAAGGGCTGGGCGTGTCTCGCGCGCGGGGGTGTTGATGGTCGTTCGCCAACCGTTCGCGGGCTGTTCTCTGATTCGGAAGTATACGGTCCGCTCGACATCGTCGCTGTCAACGGGTCGAGCTTCATCTGCAAGACGCTGAACCCCGGACAGTGTCCCGGTCCCGGTTGGCAGCTCCTCGTCAGTCAGGGCAAGCGCGGTGACAAGGGCGAACGCGGCATGGCGGGGGAGAAGGGCGAGCGCGGACTTCCCGGCACGCCTGCGGCGATGATCCAGAAGTGGCAGCTCGACCGGACCACCTACACCGCAGTGCCGATCATGTCGGACGGCAGGGAAGGGCCGCCGCTGCAGCTTCGTGATTTCTTCGAACAGTTTCAGATCGAGGCGCACTGATGGCTGATGTCACGCAAAAGATTCTGGTGCCAGCGACCAGCCACGCGCTGATCTCGCTGGACGAGCTGAAGACTGCTCTCGGTGGCGAGAGCGGCAATGACGAGCAGATGCAGTGGCTGATTGACACCCAGTCGGCCGTGATAGCGCGGATGTGTAATCGCATCTTTGCCAAGGAGACGCTGATCGAGACATGGCGCGAGCTGGGCGACCGTCGCCTCTATTTGACGCACTGGCCGGTCAAGGAAGCCGACATCGCCAGCGTCACCACCAACGGCTCCGACAGGCTCAACGACTGGGAGCTGGACGAGCGGGAGGGCAAGCTCTCGATCTTTACCGGCCGCACCGAGCCGATCCGGATCGAGTACACGGGCGGTTATGAGTTGCCGGACGAGGCTCCGTTACCGCTGAAGCAGGCGGTGGCGCTGATGGTCAACACCTCCAAGAGCGAGGCGGCGGCGGCCTCGCTGAGCGGCGTTCGCATGATCAGCCACAAGGAAAGTCGCGTCATGTTCCACAGCCCGACCAGCGGCGGATCAAGCGGCGGCTCATCGACCACCACCTCGCAAGCGCAGGACACCGTGAAGGCGCTGTTGGGTCACTACGTCAAGCACTGGATTTGAGCCATGCCATTCGAGGTCAAGGTCGAATCGGATAAGTTGCTGCAGCAATTCGAGGACATGCAGACGCGCGTCACCGAGTTGGATCAGAAGCTGCCGCAAGTCTTCCTCGACTGGCAGCGCGAAGACATGAACCGCAAATTTCCCAAGGTCGATGAGCATTCCGGCCTGTCGGTGACGACGCTGGTCTATCCGCGCTCGCGCAAGAAGCGGGTCAGAAAGTCGAGCAGCGGCAAGTCCACCAATCGCAAACCGGCTCGCCGCGTCGTCGGCACTACCCGCCCGATCCTGCGGCCAGAGCTGGTGGTTCAATTGTTCGACCGCATGAAGCAGATGTGCAGGGAGGCCATCGAATGGCGCTGAACTTTTCGACGCTGGTTTATCTTCCGAACATGGACACCTTCTCGCGCAGGATTACGGTGACGCCGCTGGCCTCGCAGCCGGGTGCGCCCGCATACAGCTCGCGCGGGATATTCGATACCCGGCCGGTCGATGTCGCCGGTATGGACGGCTCGATCATATCCGACCAGCAAACCATTCTCGATGTGCGCGACGCCGAGTTTGCCTTCGTGCCTGAGCAGCTCGACCGCATTAACATCCCGGCCGACTCCGATGCTGGCGATGCGCTGGGCGACTGGGAAGTGGTGGACACCGAGAGCAACGGCGGCGGCCTGACCACGCTGATCCTGCGCAAGGTGGTCACGGCCAAGCCGTCATGACAGCAACCGACACTACGGTCTTTAGTTACGGGTTGGTCATCCGAGATATGCTGCTCGCGAAGCTGATGACCGCGCCGTTCTTCACTGGCTTCACCGTGCGCAAGAGCCGCCAGCTCCCGACACAGGTCAATCATCTCCCGACCCTTGGCGTCTATCTCGTCAAGGAGGACATGAGCCCTGACGGCGATCCGAACCATGGCGACATCGACATGATCCACAACCTGACAGTCGGCTTCTCGGTTGTGATCATCAACAACGATCCGGAGGTGACGCAGGAAAAGCTCAACGAGGCCTACTGGGTCATCATGAATTGGTTGTGGCGCGACCAGTACCTGATGAACATGATTGATACCCGCGCCTATCCGGGCGCTATCGGCAACCCGGACAATGTGCGGATCGAGGGATTGCTGAACGGCTCATGGCGGTTTCACGATCACCCGCCGCTCAACAACGAAACGCCGATGAGCGAGCTGCGCTACGAGCAGACGATCAAGTACCGCGCCGACTACACCCCGATCATCCTCGATGACTTCCTCCTGATGCATGAGGAAGTCGTACCGCTTGCCACGGACGGTACCATCCCGCCAGCGGGAGAAGTGCAGCGCATCGGCGTCGTCTACGAGTTCGAACCCCAGTCAACAGCAAAGGAATAGGCCATGGCCGACAGCAAGAATCAGAATCAACCCCAAGCTCAGACCCCGGAGGCGGCTCCAGAGAATCCGCGCAAGGCAATCCGCGAGAGGCGTGAGGCTCGCCTGCGCGTGATTGCGGGACCGTCGAACATGGTGACGGTCTATCCCGCGAACAATACCCTGCGCGAAATCCTGCGGCATGCCAACGGCACCGGCTTTATTGCTGGTGGAAATCAGGGGGCTGCGTGGCCTAACGACAGCTTTACGCATCGCCGCCTTGCGGATGGTTCTGTCAGTCTTGAGTCCGGCGCTGGCGGCGAGCCCGAGCCCGCCGACGAGACCAAGAATCCGCGCGAACAGGCGGCGGCGTATCGACCGAAAAAGGCTGAGCCACCGAGGGAAGCCACCACCAACGGCAGGCCTGCAGCGAAGTCGCAGCCGACGCCAGAGCCGCAACCCAATCCCGCAGCCTGAAACCCCGAAACCAAAAGTGCAGCGCACCGATGACGTGGCTGCGACATAAGGAGATGTAGCTATGCCGGTAAGTTTTGCCAACATTCCAGCCAACTGGAAACTTCCGCTGTACTGGGTCGAGGTCGATCCTTCTAGGGCTGGCATCTGGACCATTCGCCAGCCCGCTTTGCTCGTTGGTATCAAGACCACGGATGGCGTTGCATTGCCAGACGTGCCGATCCCGATTGGCACGCAGGCGCAGGCCGACAAGCAATTCGGTCAGGGCTCTCACCTCGCGCTGATGTTCGCGGCATTCTTTGCTAACAACTTTGCGCACGAAGTCTGGGGCCTGCCGGTTGCCGAGCCTGTGGGAGGCACTAAGGCCACGGGCACCATCACCGTGACGGTCGCGCCCGGTGGACACGAAGCTGGTACCATTCATCTCTACATTGGCGGGCATCATGTGCCGGTCAACATTGCCGCCTCCGATCCCTTGCAGACCGTTACGGATTGGAAAAATATCATCAATGTCGCGATCTCGGCGGCGATCAACGAGGACTTCAATCTGCCGGTCTCTTCGACGGGTGGTCCAACTTCAGTGGTGTTGACGTGTAACTGGATGGGCCTGTCCGGCAACGATATCGATATGCGCGACTCCTACTACGGTCGCATCGGTAGCGAGGAGCTTCCGAAGGGCGTCACCCTTGCTTATACTACCTTGGGAATGCTATCGACTGGCGCTGGCACGCCGGTATTCGCTACCGCGATCTCCAATCTCGGCGAGCGGCAGTTCGAATATGTCGCGATGCCGTTCACCGACACCACCAGCTTACTGGCTTGGGAGACCGAGTACGGGTTTTCTGACAGCGGGCGCTGGGGCTGGATGCGTCAGCTCTATGGCCACATCTTCTCGGCCAAGCGCGCGGACTACGCCAGCATGATCGCGTTTGGCGAAACCCGCAATTCCGGCATCACCTCCATCATGGGGGTCGAGCTGGGAGCCCCGTCGCCGGTCTTCGAATGGACCGCCGCCTATACCGCCAAGGCTGCACGCGGCCTGACCAACGACCCGGCGCGTCCGCTGCAGACGCTGGCGCTCAACGGCGTCCTGACGGCCCCGACACAGGACCGCTTCAACCGGCAGGAGCTGAATACGATTGCCGGTTACGGTATCGCGACGCAGGAAATGGGCAGCGAAGGCGTTCCGATGATCCTTCGTGAAACCACGACCTATCAGCTCAACCTGTACGGTCAGGGCGACGACGCCTACGAGCTGGTGACGACTCTGGCGACACTCGCTCGCTTGATGCGCAACCAGCGTCAGGCGATCACGTCGAAATTTCCGCGCCACAAGCTGGCCAACGACGGCACTCGCTTCGGACCGGGTCAGGCCATCGTCACACCCGGCATTCTCAAGGCCGAGCTGGTCGCGGAATACCGGATGGACGAATACAACGGGCTGGTCGAGGATACCCGCGCGTTCAAGAACAACCTCTTGGTCGAACGCGACCCGAACAATCCGAACCGCGTCAACGTGCTGTATCCGCCGGACCTGATTAACCAGTTGAGGGTGTTCGCCGTTCTCGCCCAATTTCGTCTCCAGTACGACCGTGGAACTGACCGAGACATAGGCGATGCCGGTGTCCGTGTGGCGGCTGGTGGCTCTGGCTAGAAAAGTACGATTGGGGAGTTGAACTTTTGTCGCGGCATTACTAACTAAGATGTCATGACAAGCAAAACTCCAGATCAAATTCGGAAATACAAGAGAGACTGGATGCGCCAAAAGCGGGCGGCGCATCCGGGGATGAACACAGTCGCGGGTGGTAGGCCTTCACGCGCGAGGAAACCTAAACGTATACCGGGACAATGCATCAAGTGCGGTGAAGTGTTTCCGCAAACTTCCGAGTTCTTCGTTACGATCAAAAAAACGATGAAGGACGGAAGGCGATGGGAAGGCTTCGCTACCGAATGTCGGCCATGTCGCAATGGTCGCTTCACGACCCACTACGCCGAAAATCGCGAGTCTCAAATCCAGCGGGTAATGGACTATCACAAACTCAAACCCGAAAAAGTCAGAGCGCGTAACATGAAACGCTACGCCCGCAAGGTTCACGCCACGCCCGCGTGGGCTGACCAACGCAAGATCGAGACCATCTACGCGATTGCCGACTTCCTGACGCGCCGCACTGGTGTCCTGCATCAGGTCGATCACTACTATCCAATCATGGGCAAGACATCATGTGGCTTGCATACTGAAGCGAATCTTCGTGTGATCCCTGCGAAGGCGAATCAGGCGAAGGGAAACCGAGAACCAACCCCACCAACCTAGGAGGCTACATTGGCCCAGCGCTTCGCCGGAATTGCATACCTCTACGTCGGCTCGCAGATGATGGCGCTGCGAGGCAACTTCACCGTCAGCCCGTCCCCGGTCGAACGTACCATGATCGCGGGGCAGGATGGCGTTCACGGATATCAAGAGCTGCCGCGTGTACCCTTCATCGAGGGTGACATCTCGACCACGCGGGGTCTTGCCCTTGAAGACCTTGACGGGGCTACCGACGTGAACGTCGTCGCACAGCTCGCCAACGGTTGGCAGTACAGCCTGATTGGCGCGACGTGCAAGGCTGCACTGGAAGCCAACGCCCGCGACGGTCAGGTGCGCGTGCGATGGGAAGGCCTCTGGTGCGAGGAAATGGCTATCGACAATCCGGTTGGCCCGATCCGGCAGGCCGCTCGATAATCCAATCA